ACTTTGTTGATGGCCCCACAAGTGCAGTTGGTGATACCTATACTGACGTTATCGTTAAGTTCAATGCTGGCCACCAGTATTCCAACACCACTGGCGTATAAGGAGAATTAAGCAATGGCTATTTCACGCGCACAGATGCTTAAGGAACTCCTACCCGGGCTTAATGCCTTGTTTGGTTTGGAGTACGAAAAGTATGAAGACGAGCACGAAATGATTTATGAGACGGAAACGTCTGAGCGATCATTTGAAGAAGAAGTGAAGTTAAGCGGCTTTGGTGCTGCTCCTGTTAAAGCTGAAGGTGCTGCTATCAGCTACGATTCAGCTCAGGAATCATTCACTGCTCGATACAACCACGAAACTATCGCTATGGGTTTCTCAATCACTGAGGAAGCTATGGAAGATAACTTGTATGACTCACTGTCTGCTCGTTACACCAAAGCGTTAGCTCGCGGCATGGCTTACACCAAGCAAGTTAAAGCAGTCAATCCGTTGAACAACGGCTTTGGCTCTTACAACTCTGGTGACGGCGTTACCTTGTTCTCAACCAGCCACCCCTTGGTGAATGGCGGAACTAACTCTAACCGTCCTGCGGTTGGTGCTGACTTGAACGAAACTTCATTGGAGAACGCAATCATTGAGATTGCTGCTTTCACCGATGAGCGCGGCCTGTTGATCGCAGCTCGCCCACAGCGTTTGATCGTGCCACCTGCGTTGATGTTTACAGCAGAGCGTCTGCTTGAAACTACTCAGCGTGTGGCAACAGCAGACAATGATATCAACGCTATCCGCAACATGGGTGCAATCCCCGGCGGCTACTCAGTCAACCACTACCTGACTGACAGCAATGCGTTCTTCATCATTACTGATGTGCCTAACGGCATGAAGCACTTCCAGCGTACTGCAATGGAAACCTCAATGGATGGTGACTTCGATACTGGCAACGTCCGCTATAAGGCTCGTGAGCGTTACAGCTTTGGCGTTTCAGATCCTCTTGGTATCTACGGATCACCCGGAGCATCCTAAGTTTAAGGGGGGCGTAAGCCCCCTTTTTCTTGTATTCCCCTGACAGCAATACTGCTGACTCACCCACGACAGGAGAACTAAAATGGGTACTACTACTTTCTCAGGGCCAGTTGTTTCAAACAATGGCTTTACTGGCGATGTTACTGGAGACGTTACTGTTAGCGACTTCGCTAAATTTACCGCAATTACTACCGCAGAACTTCCTGCTGCTGCCGCTGGCAATGCTGGACAGGTTCGTTTAATCTCAGACAATGGTGCTGGTGATGATGAATACTGTTTAGTTATCAGCACGGGCGCTGCTTGGGTTACCGCTGTTGGTGCAGCACTAAGTTAATGATTGGGGCGCAAGCCCCTTTTACAGGAGAGTAACCTATGCAGAGTTTAGCTAGAATACACGAGGCCGGTCGGCACGAAAGCGGTTTCGCAGTTCTTGGCCGCCATCGTGTAAAACTTATTTCATTTCTTGGCACTGCCAGTGCTGGGAAGTTTACTTTATTTGATACAGATACCGCTCCAATATCTGGCACATATGGCCAGTCTGGAACGACAGTTACTGTAACAGATGCAGATCATGGCCTTGCAACAGGCGACATGGTTGGCATTTGCTTTAGTGCTGGTACAGGCGGTCAGGCTCAGTCAGGCAACTACGAGATTACAGTAGTAGATGCTGATACATTTACTGTGACTATGCTTAACTCGGATACCATTACTGGCACCCCAGCATGCTTGTATGTTGCGAACCCAGCGTCAAGAACAGGTGAGCCAAAGCGTTGGGTTATGTGTAAGAATGTTGCCGCTGCTGACACGTTTGCAAACGATCTTGAAATCCCGAATAGCGGCTTTCTTTTTGGTATAGGTGTTTATGTTTATATGACCAACCTTACTGAAGTCGGTATATTCTACGAGTAATTAAAGGCGTAAAGAATAATGGCCACGAAAAAAACCACCAGCAAATCAAAGGTTAATCAAGCGGGTAACTACACCAAACCAGCATTGAGAAAAAAAATCTTTGAAAAAATAAAAGCTGGCGGCAAGGGTGGAAAGCCCGGCCAATGGTCTGCCCGTAAAGCTCAGATGGTGGCCAAAGAGTACAAAGCTCAGGGCGGAGGTTACAAAGACTAATGCCTCTCAAGAAGACTCAGAAATCCCTTAAGAAGTGGACGGAGCAGAAATGGCGCACCAAGTCAGGCAAGCCATCCACTCAGGGATCAAAAGCAACGGGCGAGAGGTATCTCCCCGAAAAGGCGATAAAGTCGCTATCTTCATCTGAGTATGCAGCCACCAGCAAGAAGAAAAGAGAAGACACAAAGAAAGGAAAACAGCATTCTTCTCAGCCTAAAAAGATTGCCAAGAAAACAGCGAGGCATAGAAAGTAATGGCAGAAAAGAAAGATCCTAGATTGGCTCGCGCTGGCGTTAGCGGGTACAACAAACCCAAGCGAACACCAAATCATCCGAAGAAGTCTCATGTTGTTGTAGCAAAAGAAGGTGATAAGGTTAAGACTATTCGCTTTGGGGAGCAGGGCGCTAAGACCGCTGGCAAGCCAAAGTCTGGGGAGTCAGCCGCCATGAAGAAAAAACGCGCATCATTTAAAGCTCGACATGCTAAGAACATCAAGAAAGGTAAGATGTCTGCGGCATACTGGGCAGATAAGGCGAAATGGTAATGCCTAGCAAAAGCAAGAAACAACACAATCTTATGGCGGCAGTTGCCAACAATCCTGAATTTGCCAAGAAGGTTGGCATACCAAAGTCTGTAGGAGAAAAGTTTATGAAGGCTGACAAAAAATCTAAAGGTTATCAAGCTGGCGGAATGGTTGAGTCAAAGTCAAAGAAGCCATCTCAAGCGGATATTGATCGAATGATGATGGAAGGTGAGTCTGAGTATCAGTCTACACTGTCATCGGCAGATCGGAAGGCTCGTCAAGAGAAGATGGCCAAGAAGAAAATGCCGGAAGCTCCTGCTCCAAAGAAAATGAAAGCTGGCGGATCTGTCCGTGGTTCTGGCAAAGCAATGAAGGGTGTTCGCCCCTGTAGGATGATGTAGTGATTAGCAGGGCGCAAACTGGCAAAGAAATCAGCAAGGCTCCCGGCTCTAAGAAGAAGCCAGCCAAGGCTTTTAAAACTGTAAAGGTGAAGAAAAATGGGAAAAAATGAGAAGAAAATTCTTAGCGCAATAAGCCCTATGTATGCTGTAAGCCAAGGCACTATGCCCGGCATTCTTGGTCTTGGTGTGGATGCCTTAAAGAGTTATAAAGATCGTGAAGATGAAGACAAAATGCTTCGCGGCAACACAACATCGCAAGAGCGCAGTGCAGCTGGCGAAGTTGTTCAAATGAAGAAAGGCGGCAGAGTTAAGTCTATTGATGGATGTGCGACTCGCGGCAAAACAAAAGGTAGGGTTTGCTAATGGCTACTAGCGGCACATATGCTTTTAATCTTGATCTGTCTGATGCTATAGAGGAAGCGTTTGAACGCGCTGGCCTAGAGCTTCGCAGCGGATATGATTATAAGACAGCTCGCCGCAGTATAGATCTGTTGATGCTTGAGTGGCAGAACAAAGGTTTAAACCTATGGACTGTACGAGAAGGATCTCAGGCGCTTACCGCTGGCACAGGTAGTTACGATCTTGACAGCAAGGTATTTGATATTGTTGATGCATACCTGAGAACAGATGCTGGCGACACACAAAGCCAGTTTGACCAAAGCATGTCTCGCATCTCTGTTAGTCAGTATGCTCATCTATCTAACAAGCTGACACAGGCAAAGCCTTTAGAGTTTTATGTTGAGCGTAAACCTACCGGAATTACCGTACATCTTTGGCCTGTTCCAGATAGTCAGGAAACCTACACGTTCGGCTACTACTACATGGAACGAGTTGAAGATGCTGGCAAGCCCGCGTCAAACAACATGGATATCCCAGCAAGATTCTTGCCATGCCTTGTTGCTGGACTTGCTTACAAGCTGGCAACCAAGTACCCGCAGGCAGCTGACAGAGCGCAGTTGTTAAAGGCAGACTATGATGAGCAATGGGATCTTGCTGCTGATGCAGCTAGAGAGAAAGCGTCCTTGTTCATATCTCCCGGAGGTTACCAGTTTTGAGTTGGGCTGAAGGCAAGCATGCGTTTGGATACTGTGATCGGACGGGGTTTAGATACCCCAAGAAAGATTTAGTTCCTCAAATTGTAAACCGAAGAAAGACTGGCCTGCTTGTTGGTAGGGATGTTGTAGACCCAGATCAGCCACAACTACAGCTTGGGAGAGTTAGAACAGATGATCCTCAAGCGTTGAGAAACCCAAGACCAGATCAGTCTTTAGAAGAAAGCCGAAGACAGTTTGCTTGGAATCCTGTTGGTGGTGGCGTTACTGAGCTTGGCAGCAGAACGGTTGCTTTGGATATAACGGCTCAAGCTGGCCGCGTAACAGTAGAGACTAACTAGCATGGCGTTTACATATACCACATTAAAGCAAGCTATTCAGGATTACACCGAGTCATCAGAGACTACGTTTGTAAATAACCTTGATCTGATTATTAAGCAAGCAGAGGATAGAATCCTTAAGTCTGTACAGTTGCCTGACTTTCGAGTTAACAAGACTGGCACAATGACTAGCGGCAACCAGTACCTAACAATGCCAACAGACTTTCTTGCGCCATATTCTTTAGCAGTTGATGATTCTGGATATGAGTATTTAATCTTCAAAGATGTAAACTTTATTAGGGAAGCATACCCTGCTTCTGCTACCAACGGAACGCCAAAGTATTACGCAATCTTTGATGAGAACACGTTTATTGTTGGCCCTACCCCAGATGAGAACTTTACTGTTGAGCTTCATTATTTCTACAAGCCAACATCTATTGTTGACTCTGGCGATGGTACAAGCTGGCTTGGAACCAATGCAGAAAGCGTATTGCTTTACGGATGTTTGGTAGAGGCATATACGTTCTTGAAGGGCGATGCAGATTTATTACAGCTTTACGCTGCGCGATATGAAGATGCGCTTGGTGATCTAAAGAGCTTGGGTGAGGGCTACAATACTACGGATAGCTATCGCTCTGGCACGGTTAGAGGAGCTAGAAGCTAATGTTCAATATTAATATTTGCGATGTTGGCGTTGTCCAAGTTAAGACAACCAACAACAGTGACTCGGCAAAGAATGATGATGAGTCAAAACAATCTGATCGCAAAGAAAGCACAGATACAGAATCAACACTGAGGAATTAACAATGGCAATTACACAAGCAGTATGCACATCTTTTAAGGTCGCCTTGCTTGACGGCGAGATGGACTTTAGCAGCGACACAACGGACGTATTCAAGATCGCTTTATACACTTCTAGTGCAACCTTGGGTGCATCAACTACGGCTTATAGCGCAACCAATGAGGTTAGCGGCACTGGCTACTCGGCTGGCGGCAACACGCTGACGATATCAGCAAACCCAGCATCATCTGGAACCACAGCGTTTTTAGACTTCGCTGACACCACGTGGTCATCATCAACGATCACCGCTCGCGGCGCTTTGATTTATAAGGCAGATGGAGGCACCAATCCTGCTGTTGCGGTGCTTGATTTTGGCTCAGATAAGTCATCTACGTCCGGAGACTTTACTATTGTGTTCCCAACCGCAGATGCAAGCAACGCTATCATCAGGATTGCATAATGGCTCTGGTTCTTGCTGATCGAGTAAAAGAAACAACTACTACGACTGGCACTGGTGACATATCCCTTGGTGGAGCAGAAACAAACTTTGTTGCGTTTGGCTCCGCCTTGTCTAATGCAGATACAACTTACTACGCCATTATTGATGATGGCAATGCAGACTTTGAGATAGGCATTGGAACATATACTTCAGGAACTAATAGTTTATCTAGGGACACCATCCTTGATAGCACAAATGCTGGCTCTGTTGTTAATCTTGGCGCTGGCACAAAGTCTGTGTTTATTACATATCCAGCAGACAAAGCCTTGCGTGTCGGCAGTAACATTTCAGAATTAACTAACGACTCTGGATTTATTGTTTCTGCTACAACGATTGGGACGACAGCGCCCGTATCTCCATCTGTTGGGGACTTATGGTGGAACAGCGAGAGTGGCCAGCTAAAGGTTTACTACACAGATGTTGATGGGTCTCAGTGGGTTGATGCGGCGGCAAGTGCAGCAAACCCTTCGTTAGCTATTAATGATTTAACAGACGTAACTATAAGCTCAGTCACTACTGGAGACCTTCTTCAGTACAACGGAACTGACTGGGTTAACGTGGTAGGGGACTTAAATACAACCGCTACAGTTCAGGGATCAGACGGAACTTCTGATTGGACTCAAGCAACAGCATCCGACCCTTGGATTGCTACACTTACAGTTTCTGGGGTGTTAAGCACGGATCGTCCTATAGTTGATATAGATTTATCTTCCGTTGCTTTGGCAGATGTTGGAGCAGCACAAACAGGTTGGTCTTTAGTTTATCGTATTGAAGCGTCTGCTGATGACCAAATTAAACTTTACGCAACAGAAGAGCCAGCCCCTAGTTTTAACTTATTGATTACGGCGGTGCGTTAATGTCTGAAGGAATGATTACAAGAAGAGGGACTCCATCTCCTTTTGTGGCATCTGGGGGCACTATCACAACTGTAGTGGATGGAGGGGTGACTTATAATGTTCACACGTTTACTTCGTCTGGAAGTTTTGTAGTCTCAAGTGGCTCGGCTGATGTTGAGTATCTTGTCATTGCTGGAGGCGGAGGCGGTGGTGATAACGGAGGCGGTGGTGGTGGTGCTGGAGGATATCGCTCATCTGTTTCAGGGGAGTCTTCTGGTGGTGGTGCTTCGGCTGAGTCTATGGCAAGCGTTTCTGCTGGCTCTTATTCTGTTGTGGTTGGGGCTGGTGGTGCGGGTGGCGCTGTTCCTAATGGCTCTAGAAACAACGGAGCAAACGGTAGTGATTCTTCGTTTGGCGCGATTACCGCTGTTGGTGGGGGTGGAGGCAGTGCTAGTGGTGGCTCAGTTTCTACCCGTGATGGTGTTGCTGGTGGCTCTGGTGGCGGGGCTAGTGCTTATTATACCGCAGGAATAGGTGGAGCAGGAACTGCTAATCAAGGTTACGCTGGCGGCAATGGTGTTGGTGGATCATTCACTTTTCGTGATGGCGGCGGCGGTGGTGCTGGCGGGGTTGGCGGAACATCCCCAGCAACTAATGTTGGCGGCGTAGGCGGCTTGGGTGTTGCCAGCACAATCACGGGAACATCGGTTACGCGAGCCTCTGGTGGTTCTGGTTATTTGCAAACCACAGCTACTGCTGGCGGCGGTGGTGCTAGTGGGTTTGCTGGAACCGCAAACACTGGTGGTGGTGGCGGTGGCAACTCAGGAAACGGCGGCTCTGGCATTGTAATCATTCGTTACGCAATATAGGGGGGATAATGCCATATTTTGCAAGGGTAAACGGATTAACAAAAAAGGTTGATAAGGTTATTGCTGCCGAAAAATCATTCATTGATGCTTTGCCAGACTATGATTTTTGGATTCAAACCTCCTATAGAACTTATGGCGGTCAACACCCAGAAGGTAGACCATTAAGAAAGAACTATGCTGGCATTGGGTATACTTACGACTTAGAAAGAGATGCGTTTATTCCACCAAAACCTTATAGCTCTTGGGTGTTAAACGAAGACACATGCTTGTGGGATGCCCCTGTACCTTATCCAGAGGACGGGAATATGTATGAGTGGAATGAAGAAGTTCTAAGCTGGGTTAAAATAGAGGAAATTATCTGATGGCAGCTTTAAATTTCCCAGCGTCCCCTTCTGTCAATGATACCTATACAGCCAATGGATCTACTTGGAAGTGGGATGGAACCTCTTGGAATGTAGTTCCAGATAATGCACTATTGAGTACGCTTCAGGATGTAAGTTTAACATCGCCGACATCTGGTGACTCGCTGCACTACAACGGCTCAAGCTGGATCAACAAGTTAACAGACTTTCAAGTATCAACAACCGCGACAAGTCTGACAGCAAGCTCTTGGGATTATGTTATTGTGACGGCAGCAACACAGACAATTACACTGCCAGCTTCTCCAGCAAACGGGGACATGGTTGGTGTTTCTGTTGGAGATTTTACAGATACTGTAGTTGGTAGGAACGGCAACACGATTTCTGGTCTTGCTGAAGACTTAACTATTGATGTTGCGAATATCGGCGTTGTATTAATATATTCAAGCTCTACTACGGATTGGAGATTATCGTGAGTACATTAACAACATTAATTAGTTCTGGCGGCGGCGGCGGTGCTACTGGAGAAGTTTTTACTGTTTTAGAGTCTAGCACGTTTGTTTTCCCTTATTCCGGTAAGGTTAAGATTTACTGTATTGGTGGTGGCGGAAGCGGCGGTCTTTCAAGTAATGGGAATGGATCGGTAGGCGCTGGAGGAGCAGCCGGGGGAACCGCTGTAAAAATATTAGATGTTACTACCGATGATAGCTTAATCTGCGTTATAGGCGCAGGTGGCGCGTCTACCACATCGCAGCCAAGTAACGGCAATTCTGGCGGTCAATCTACTGTTAACTCTAATAATTTAGCTGTGAGTTTAACTGCAAATGGTGGTTCTGGCGGTGTAGGAACCACTTTTTCTAACGGCGGCACATTTGGCAATGTTTCTGGAGCTGGCACTGGCTCAGGTGGAGATTATAATTTTACAGGTGGCTCTGGGGGGGCTCTGTATGCAAGCACTGGCGGAGGAGCTAACTCCAATCAGGGTCGTTACACTACTGGTGGTGGCGCAACAGGGTTAAACGCAGATGGAATAAGTGGCGGAAATATAACTGCAAACAACGCGCAATACTCAATAACGGCTGGTGGGAGTATTTATGGATCGCCTATTAACCTATCTAAAAACAACTCAAATGGTTTAAGTGTCGGAGGAAGAGCTGCTTCTGGATTAAAAGATCCAGAACCTTTTAATAACACTAATGATGTTTGGTCTATAGGTGGCAGCGTACCAACCGTTATTCAAACCGTTGCTTCTAATGGCATGGATGCTTCAAATTCAGTTTCAGAGCTAGTAAAAGCAGCTATGAGAGGTGAAGGTGCTTCTGGTGGCTATGATACTACAAATGCTGCTCGCGTTAATGGAGGGCCGGGAGGAGGCTGCGCGCCTTCTCAAGTTAACTCTGATGCTAATGGACACCCTAATGCAGGAATGTTTGGTGGAGGCGGCGGAGCTACAGGAACTGGACTTGATGTTAATGTTTCTGGAAGTGATGGCGGCCTTGGTGGCGGCGGCGGAGGTGGTGGCGCAAGAGTCGGCAACGCAACCCCTTTGGCAAGCGGGGCTGGTGGTGATGGTATGATTATAATCCAGTATGTTTAGTAGCAGAGACTCAAATGGAAAACTTTATTCTTCACAAAGAAAGCGTGTTCTCAAAAAGCTACTGCAACAAAGTTATTGAGCAATTAGAAAAGTCTCATAAAATTGGAAACACAATTACTAGGCAGCAAAACAACGAAGGATACAAGCTAAGAAAAGATGATGTAGCTTACTTTCCTTTTTATGAAGCCGATGCGAAATCGTTAAATATACTGTCAGATTTTAATCAAATTTTTTGGCCAATAGTTTATCAAGAATATTGTGATAAATTTCAAATTTTAAAAGACCATGATAGGCACACTATTTGGACGCATAAAGTCCAAAGGACATCTTCTGGTCAGGGCTACCATATTTGGCACACAGAGAATATGGGAAGAGATAGTTGCAACAGACTTTTGACTTACATACTTTATTTGAATGATGTTGAGGAAGGTGGAGAAACCGAGTTTCTTTACTATGGAATAAGGGTTAAACCAAAGGCGGGAGACATTTTGTTGTGGCCAGCCGGATTTACCCACACCCACAGAGGAAACCCGCCATTAAGTGGAGATAAGTACATAATGACTGGTTGGATAGAATACTAAGGATCTAGCATGGCAAAATACAGAATTAAAAACGCAGAGGGTAATGTTTTAAATACCATAGTTGCTAACTTAGAATTTGTAGAATCAAACTACGAGTTCTATGAAGAAGTTTCTGTTGATCCTGCTAAATCACTTGAAGATCTTGAAAGAAGGTGGCGAAATAAAGAGCTTAATGACACCGACAAATACATGATGATCTCTGACTACCCAGAAAGCAATAAGGCTATTATGGCAGATTATCGTAAAAGATTAAGAGATTGGCCAAGCACGGAGAGCTTTCCGGAAACCAGACCAGAACTTATACCAGAAGTTACACCAGAGACGGTAGTGTAAATGTTTTCTTCTGGTGCATTTAGCACAGCGCCATTTGCGTCAGAGTCTGCAATCAATGTAGATGTAAATCTTACTGGTCTGTCGTCAACATCTTATGTTGGTGATGAGTTAATAGTTATAGATGTAACACTTAGTGTTACAGGCAATGTATCCACAGCTGCGGTAGGCGATGTTGCTGTAATAAACCCGGTAGCAGTAACTGGCGTTAGCGCAACGGCATCCGTTGGAACTGCTTCAGCATCTGGTTCGGCAAATGTTTCTGTGACAGGAAACTCTGTATCAGTTTCTCTTGGTGATGAAACAATAGTTATAGATGTTTCTGTATCTCCATCAGGAGAATCAGTGTCAGCACTATCTGGCAGTGTAGATATAAATACAAGTGCCAATGTAGATGTTACTGGAAACGAAGCTCAATCCCAGCTTGGGACTGCGATAGCATCAATATCCACAACAATCACTGTTACAGGGCAAAGCGTAACGGTAAGTGGTGGAACTGTAAGCATTGAGGCCGATGCCAATATTAGTGTCGCCGGAGTAGAGCTAAACGTATATACAAACAATGTCTTGATTTGGAGCAAGGTAATCGACGATCAAACTCCAAACTGGCAACTAATTAACGATGCACAAACTCCAGACTGGCAATTAGTGAATGACACTCAAGAGCCAAACTGGAATAATATACCAACGTAAAGAGATTAAATAATGGCCACTCAATATACAAACATACTTAAGCTGGCGCTGCCAACCACTGGCGAGCTTGATGGTACTTGGGGTGATGTAGTAAACAATAACATCACTTCAATGATTGAAGAAGCTATTGCTGGGTTATCTACTATTAATACTTGGTCTTCTGATTCTCACACCCTTACCACTGCAAATGGGACTACCTCCGAATCAAGAGCGGCTATCTTAGTTTTAACCGATACCGGAACATCTTTGACTGGCGCTGGAGAAGTTATATGCCCATCTGAAACTAAAGTCTATATTGTGGCAAATAGCACTGGACAGCAAATTACTGTAAAAACATCAGCAGGCTCCGGCGTGGCTTTGTCGGATGGCCAGAAAGAAGTTCTTTATTGTGACGGAACTGATTTTTTTAAGGCTGGTTTTAATGGGGGGTTTGATGACGGAACAGCAGCATCCCCATCTATTTTCTTCACCGATCAAACATCGACTGGCTTTTATCGAGTAAGCAGTGGTGTTACAGCTTACTCTGCCGCAGGAACTTTTAGGGGTGTTGAATTTGGAGGCTCATACAATTATCTAAATAAACAGACAGTAGGCGGCGTAAATGAGTACACAAGATTTTCAACTGTTCTCCCTAGGCTTGAGTTTAATATAGCTGGCCCGTTAACGAATTATGGTGTTCAGCTTTTTTATAATAGTGGGTCACTAGCTGGATCTATTAGTATTACAAATCTAACAACATCCTATGTTACAAGCTCAGACTATCGCCTTAAGGAAAACATAGTTCCTATTGAGAGCGCCGTTGCCCGAATTGATGATCTTAACCCTGTGCGTTTTAATTTTATTGGTTTTCCAGACCGTGTAGTAGACGGATTTTTAGCGCACGAAGTTTCACCTGTGGTTCCCGAGGCAATTACAGGGGAGAAAGATGCTGTAGATGAAGAAGGAAATCCAATATACCAAGGGATTGACCAAGCTAAATTAGTACCTTTGCTAGTGGCTGCTGTGCAGGAGTTGTCGGCTCGTGTAACAGCTCTGGAGGCTAAGTGATGAATCAAGTTAAGCAAGCATTTAAATCTCGAACAGTGCAATTTGGCGTTGCGCTGGCATGTTTGTCTGTTCTTCAAGGGTTTATTGGATTTATCCCGGCCAACCCAGCTATACAGGCGGGCATCGGTTGCGCCATAGCAAGTGCAATTGTTGTCCTTCGTTACATGACAACCCAAGCGGTTAGTGAAAAATGAAACCTCTTGGCCTAAGAGGGACATATGAATCTCTTAGAACGGCTAACGGAACAGCTCAACACATACTATTATCGGTATGGGGCATCATTGCGGCAGGCGGTTTTTACGCTGTTGGCATCTCTAATCTTCACCTCGGCGCTTGGGTTTTTGCTTCTTTGCTTGTCTTATATTGTACTGTATGGCGAGGCAAGTGGTGTTTACTCTGGGCGCTAAGACTTGATGTGATGATATCCGCTGTTGTCCTTGCGGAGTATCTTTATATTGAGTGGGACACAGGCATTAATACTTTGGTGTTTTTCCTTGGCAGACTTGCTGCTGGGGTATTACTTTTAATACATGGGTTGTATCTGGCAAATCTAGTTAGGCGGCAGATGCTTGAGCATAAAAAGTTTGAAGTGGAGTTTATCAGTGACTTTAAATGAAATAATGCCGCTATTACTTGCGCTTATAGGTGCTTCTGGGATGTGGGCCTATCTATCCAAGAAATCAGATCAAAGATATCTTGAAGCAAAAGAAGATAGGGATAACAGGGCTGAGTTTAACGAGACACTGAAAGCACAGGTTGACAGATTAACAGCAAAGGTTGACACCCTAATTGATGATAAAGAAGAGTTGCTTCAAGAAATAGCAAAGTTGCGAGCAGAGCTGGCAGAGGCTAGAGCAACTATCAAGCATTTAGAATCAATGTTGATGAACAAATGAATATAACAGATTTAATTGCAGGGATTTTTAAGCCAGCAGCAGAGCTTATAGATAACCTGCACACATCAGAAGAAGAGCGGCTAGAGCAGAAGAGAAAACTTCTTGAGATTCAAGCCGCAAGCATGGACTCGGCGTTACAGTACGAGCGATCTCTGATGGAGTCCCAGTCCCGCATAATAAACTCTGAAGCGAAAAGCGAGCACTGGCTTACAGCTACATGGCGACCAATAACGATGCTTACGTTTCTAGCCCTTGCGGTTGGCGACTCACTGGGATTGCTAAGTACACCACTTAGAGATGAGGCTTGGACGTTGTTGCAGTTAGGACTCGGCGGGTACGTTGCTGGGAGATCAATTGAGAAAGGCATTAAGACGTACAAGCAGCAATGAATATAGAGCGTTTAATAGAGACACTGAGAATCCACGAAGGGGTTCGTCATTTTGTTTATGATGACCACCTTGGCTACGCCACTATAGGATGCGGGCGATGCATCGAAAAGGGTGTGGGTATTGGTCTCTCCGATGATGAGATAGACTTTTTGTTAGAGAATGATGTACGCCGTTGTGTAAGAGAGCTTAGAGAAAACTTTGATTGGTTCGACTCTCTGGATAGTGTTAGAGCAGAAGGTATGGTAAACCTTTGTTTTAATCTTGGTATTACAAAGTTGCGCCAGTTTAAAAAAGCACTGGCACATATGGCAGATTCAAATTTTAAATTAGCAGCAGATGAATTTTACGATAGCCGATGGCGGCACCAAGTTGGGCATAGAGCAGAAGAAGTTTGCGATATGATCCGGCATGGCAACGATATAGAAAGGAATTAGTTATGAGTCAAGGCCCGATGTCAACAAGCCCTTCAAAAGGCGGAAGAATGCCATCTCAGCAAACAAGCTATCAGCCTCCATTTGGCAATCAAAGCTATAGAACCCAAACATCTCCCGGTAGTAAAGGTGGAAGCCCATCTTATGGTGGCCAGCAATTTGGTGGCCCAGCGTATCAACAGCCCGGTCAGTTCGGCGGTCAGATAATGAATCGACAGCCAGTTGGGATTCCCCCAATGCCATCTCCCGGCGGCAAAGGAGGAAGCTATAACCCCCCTCCGATGCAACCCGGGTACGGCCAGCCAACATTTGCACCACAGCAATTTGGCGGTTATGGCCAGCCATCGAATATCTTTTCATTTAACAACCCACACTACCAGCCCTACCAGCCCTATCAGCAGGCTCCTCAGCAAGGTCAACAACAGGCTCCGCAACAAGGCCAGCAACAGCCAGCGCAGACAGATCCGTCTGTAGATATGCGCCAGCAGGTTAGAGATCTTGGCCAAGAAGGTATTCGTAGTGGTGCGGTAACACGGGATATGTTGGTTCAAGCTGGCTATTCAAACCCAGATGAAATCATCGCTAACGCTGGCGGATCACAGCAGCCTGCAACACAGCAACCTCCAGCAGCACCTCAAGATTCGCTATTTAACCGACCTGACTTTCATGTATTTGACCCATATGGCGAAGGCGGTGCTTACTATGGTCAAGAGCGGCCTACATTCCCCGCCCCGCAAACTCCGGTCAGTGGGCCACAAGGCACTGTGCAGGGTGCCCCTATGAGCATACCAAATCTTGGTGGCAAGGGTGGCAACTTCACATCTCTGTTTCCAATGCAAACCCCTCCTCGACAGGATATGCAGCCAGAGCGGATACCAACAATGCCTACCACCGACAGATCAAGAGAAGAGGTTCTTGCACAAAGAATAGAAGAGGCTGCACGACCTTACCGCTTTGATCCACAGATGGTATCAGAATTTAGCCGTGATCCAAGTATGTTATCGCCAGCCCTGAGCGGCTCTAGCCTTATAGATCAGTACGGGCTTGGTCAGCCGATGAGTGGGCCACAAGGCTCGGGCATTGCTGGCCTGCTTAACGTAGGCAATCTTGCACAGAAAATGAGATCTCAAATCCCCGGGCCACCTACTAGTGGGTATACTGGTGGGTATGATGCTGCAGTTGCACACAGCAGACAATTGGCGCAACAACAAGGCCAACAACAAGGTTCGGGTAGTGCTGATTTGTTTAACGCAGGCAATCTTGGGCAGCAAATAAGATCTCAAATCCCCGGGCCACCTACTGGTGCAGATTCTGTGTATAACAACCCTCGCTATAGAGATCTTGAGATGCAGTATGAAAGGCTTGGTAATGCTGGACAGGATGTATCCGCCGTAAAATCTCAACTTCAAGATATGCTGAACAACTCTAATGATGCTGCATACAGCAGACAATTGGCGCAACAACAAGGCCAACAGCGAGCAACGTCAGCTTTTGCGAGCAACCCAAGACTTCGTTATATGCGTTAGGACTTAACAATGCCGCTATCAAAAATACAGTTCAAGCCCGGCATAGACAAAGAGGGCACAGAGTACACAGCCGACTCTGGCTGGTATGATGGCGACAAGATTCGTTTCAGAAAAGGACGACCAGAAAAGATAGGTGGTTGGAGAAAGTTTTCTGAGCAATCGTTCCTTGGCGTGTGTCGCTCTTTGTTTGAATGGGCATCTCTTGAGTTCTTGCGCTACATTGGCGTAGGAACTAACTTAAAGTTTTACGTTACTGAAGGCAACAACTACTCTGATATTACGCCAATAAGAAACACCACTGCTGCTGGGGATGTTACATTCTCTGCAACAAGTGGGTCTTCTACGATCACTGTTTCTGATACCGACCACGGTGCAGTCTTAAATGACTTTGTGACATTCTCTGGTGCAGTAAGTCTTGGCGGTAACATTACGGCAGATGTTCTAAATCAAGAGTACCAGATAACTGGGGTTCCTTCTTCAAGCTCGTATACGATAACAGCAAAAGATACGGATGGCGTGACTGTTACTGCTAACGCAAGTGACACAGGCAATGGCGGATCTAATGTTGTTGGCGCATATCAGATCAACACTGGCTTAAATGCGTATGTTACAGGAACAGGCTGGGGTGCTGGAGCATGGAGTTCTGGCACTTGGAGTAGTGCAAGCGCATTGTCATCATCTGGTCAGTTGCGCCTATACAGCCAAGATAACTTTGGTGAAGACTTAATATTTAATGTGAGAGCTGGTGGCATCTATTATTGGGATGAATCATCTGGTGCTGCTGCTAGGGCGGTTCCATTAACAGATCTTGCTGGTGCGTCTAACCCGCCTACTGTAGCACTACAGGTAATGGTATCGGATACTGACCGCCATGTTATTGCGTTCGGATGTAATCCATTGGGCGAGTCGGCCATTGACCCATTGTTTGTTAGATTCTCAGATCAAGAGAATGCAGCGGACTGGACTCCAACTGCAACAAACACAGC